AAGGATTTGCATTTTGAGACGAAATCAATGGTTCCATTATCATATAATGGTTTGGATCTTAATGAGACTTACGTCACTACGCAAGATTTGGCTATTAGTCAAGAATTGCATGAAAAGTGTCCTGTAAGAAATCTTAAGGAAGGTTCAAGCCTTTTAGTATATGGATCATTGGATTTGTTTCGACCAAAGCTTAAATCTTTGGTTTGTCATACTGTTTATTGTCAAGATGTTTTAGATTATTATGGAATGCTCGATGTTGAGTATTTTTCACCAAAGGGTGTTAATAGTCGAAATTGTCTGACAATGACAGTTGATAAGATGTGTCAAAAGAGTCATTTCCCACCTGCTTATATAGAGGAGGTGAAGAATTCTCTTTTGAAGATTTATTTGGATGTCGTTCGTAAGAATGACATTCATGTTGATCCTAATGTTTATCCTATGAGCGTTGCTATCAATGGTTTAGACGGTGTGCCCTATATTAATAGGTTGCCCGTTAAAACTTCTGGTGGTTTTGCGCATAAAGGAAGAAAGGATAAATATTTTAAGTTAGGTGAAGCAACAGCTGATCATATGGTTAATTATTATTTAACCGATGATATTGCAGCTGAAGTTAACACCGCTTTAGATAGGATCAAGAAAGGTGAACGTATTACAGCCGTTTGGGATTTTACATTTAAAGATGAACCCATTACAGCTGAAAAAGTTCGCAAAGATAAGTGCAGGTTATTTAATTCTGCATCTCTATTTTTATCTTTATTAGAGCGTCAGGCTTTTTTGTGGTGTATTCCATTATTTAGTGGCAAATATCGTCACAAGTTTGGATGCGCCATTGGAGCTAACGCTGTAGGTAAAGATTGGACTGTGTTATATAATTACATAGTCCGTTTTGGTTCTGACCGCGTTATTGCTGGGGATTATTCCAGCTTTGATAAGCGAATGGAACCTGCCATAATGACAGCAGCCTTTGAAATTTTAATTGGATTAGCTCGTAATTTTGGTTTTCCAGAAGAAGATATTCTTCTTATGGAAGCCGTAGCTACTGAGGTTATTTATCCAATAACTAATGTTTCAGGGACTATTGTCGAATTTTATGGGACAAATCCGTCAGGTCACTCATTGACGACTATAATTAATTCGATTGTTAATTGTTTATATATGATGTTAGCATGTAAAGATATAGCAGTTGAAGAAAATATGGATATCAATTTTGATGATTTTTTCGACAAACATTTTTCTTTAGTTACTTATGGAGATGATAATATTGCAACTTCAAATGTTGATGCTTTTAATCATACTCGTATTAGTAAGGCTTTAGGAAAATATGGTGTTGAATATACTATGGCGGATAAGGAGTCGGAATCGGTTCCTTTTATAGACATTAGTGAAGCAAGTTTTCTTAAGAGATTTTTTGTTAAAAGGGAAGATCGTTTTATACGAGCTCCCTTAGATGAAAAATCTATTAAAAAGATGCTCACAGTGTGTACAGCGTCACGTACAATTACAATTGAGCACCAATGTGCAGAGATTGTTGAAAGTGCGTGTCGTGAATATTTTCAATATGGCAGGAAGTCATTTGAAAAATATCGTCAGTTTTTAAGTAAGATATTAGATGATTACAATTTGTGGGGATATCTTGGAGTCACCTCATTACCGACTTATAAGCAAATGCATATTACTTGTTATGATAGTGATGCTATTGCTCAATCGGATGTTGAGGTTTCTTCAGAATATTCTGACATTAGTGATGATTCTAATGCTTATATTTTGGATGAATGTATTATTTTTCGCGATTGTTGTTGCATTATACATTTGCAACATTTATACCGTGAATTGGATTGTGATGATTGTCATTGTAGATATTGTCATAATTGTAGTACATTGTTTTGTCCAAGCGATAAAGAAAA